ATTGTTGCAGATGTTTGTGATATTGACATTCCTGCAACTTTTGTAAATGTTTGTCCCATGCCTGCAGCGTTGCCACCTAAGTGATCAATCATGGCTGCTAATTCCCCAAAATCTCTTCTACCAGCCTTTGATAGTTGAGAAAACTCACTCATGTTTTCTATAAGATTTTGACTGGACTCGGCTGCCTGTTGTCCACTAATACCAACAGCAGACAAAGCAAACCTTAGTTCAAAAGCCTCAGTTGCAAATTCTCGGGAGAGACCGGTTGCTCTAACAAAACTAGCCTCAATCTCGTCTAAGGCTTTCATCGTATTAATGTTGTCTGCAACGATCCTCTCTATTCCAGAGAAGAGCGCTCTAGACAACGTGAGACTCTTAGCGGCATTTAAAGCATATGCTTTAAATGCCTCCGATATGCCGTTAGTGCCGTCTGCGAGTTCAAAACTAGCTACTGCCGCCCTAGAGAAAGAATTACTTATCGGGGCAATTTTATCAGCTAAGAGACCGCCTTGTGTTGCGGCGTCATTAATTGCATTTGAGAGGTTTTCTGTTAATTTTAGCTTTTTTTGGAGATTTGCTAATTCTTCTACATCTAAGTCTTGCCCTTCTCGTTTTAGTTTTCCAATCTCCTCTTCGATTTCCCGGATCCTTGTACGAAGATCCGCTTGTCCTTGTGTTAGCTGATTAGCCTTTACTTGGGCTTCAATTTCTTTTAGCGTGAACTCTAAACTTTTTTGTTTCTCCTTTAAAAATTCCTTGTAGTTATCTAATTCTTGTTGGTTCTCAAGATCTTGATTTTGATTGTTATCACCATTTGACATTGCAAAGCTACCTTAAAACGAAAACTACTTAATGGGCCACTTCATTCCAGTTTCACGCTCAAAGTTTCTAACAGCTGTATTCAATTTTGACTTTGAAGCGTAAGTGCGAGGGTCGTTCAAACCGTATTTTTCAACAGCTTTCATATATCTTTTTTCACCACCGATGGCCCTTGTAAAAGAATCAACTTGAGTTCTTGTTCCGGTAATGTGGGAAACATCAAAAATTCTTGAATAATCTTTAAATCCAAGCATCTTTAATACTGCTGATTTTAACTGAGCTCCTTGGCGAGCAGCATAGTACTCTTGAACCAAATTTAAATTCAATGTGGTATCTTCATTAATTTCTTTTTGTTCAGACATAAAACTCCTCCTAACACAGTAAATAGTTTATAAAAGAAAACCCGCTATAAAGCGGGTTTTGTTATTTTTTGCTTTTTCTTGCTTTTTTTATTTGTTCTTCTTCATCTTCTTTTTGTCTAATCAATCTTTGAATAAACCATTTTCTTAAACCAACTGGGATTGAGTAAGATTCAAACAAAGAAAATCCGCCATGGTATTTTAAGGCAAACAACTCTTCGTATATTACTTCTTGGTAACTAGATGTCAGGCCAAAGGAAGCGAAAGTTGATTGGTAGATCCATTTCAACCTCCGTATCACAGGAAGGACAAGTAAAGTCACCCTTCATTTCAACCCCTGGCTGGATGTCTTTCATTACCTCTTTAAGCTTTTTGGCGTCACGAAGAGGCATGTTTTCTACATAAGTTCCAACTAAAGCAGGATTATCGTTTACAGAAACAATAACGAGCCTATAAGTTTCTAAAGATGCTGAAAAGTCAACGTTATGCTTTTTATATTTCTTTTCCTTGTCGGCTAAGGCTTTTTCGTCCTTACCTGTTAGGAAGCGTATCTCAACTTTAGCTTTTGTCTTTGGTGCTGTAAAGGTAAATGTTCCTTTCCCTGTTGCCTCAACACCTTCGGACAAAGTTAAAGGCTTGTTGCGAACACATTCTTCCAAGTCAAAAGTTACTTCGGTCTTTTTCATACAAGAACGACAAACTGCCTCAACAGGATATTCATCACCATAGGCAGATCTTCGTATCTGGGTCAAGATCGCATTTTTATCTCCAACCAAAAGGTCGTCTAAGTCAAAGTCTTTTGTTACGATCAAAGAGTGTAAAAGCTTTTCAACAACAGTGCCTTGCTTTATATAAGACTGATTTAAAAGAATGTCTTCTTCCTTGGCAGTCATTTGTCTTATTTCTATTGTTGGGTTCTTTCGAAGAGGATGGTCCTCTGGATAAAACTCGCCTCCTGATGGAAGTTCAACAATATCATTTGCGGCCACAAAAGAAAAATCAGCACCTTGCTGGGCCATTGCAGGTGCTGGTTCCGGGGATGTTTGGGGAACTTCTGGAGCCCCCAAACGGTCTTGATTGTTTCTCATTATACTCCTATGAGGTTATAAACTTTTTATGCGCCGAAGCCTTCAATTGGGGCGGCACCAACACTTCCTCTATCGAAACTAAAGAAATCATACCTTAGTTGAACTTTAATTTCTGACGGATCTTCGCTGTCGTACCCTAGCGCTTGGGAAAACTCAACGTCCTGGATCCATGCGTTCTGAAGCGAGAAAGAAATGTGGCTATTGTCTTCGTGCCCATCTCTACCATTACCTAGGTGCTCAATCTTTATACTTCCGAGAGACTCTACTGAGTCTCCTTTTGTTATTAGTGTACTTTCTGCAGCGTTGCCGTCTGTTGGCGTTTGATAGCCTCCACCAACAAACCTCTCCAAAAGTCTAGCAGAGATGTCGTCGGATATTGAATCAATAATCGTAAAAGAGACAGTGTTATATTCTACAGTACCTGGAAAATAGAATGTATGATTCAAGAACTTATGGGTACCTTCTTTGACTGTGATTTTTGGTAAATTAACATTTTTTACCACCCACACAGGTATATCTCTTACGTTCAAAATAAATTTAAAGTTTCTGCGGGGCTCGCTTGTGGATGTAGACCAGAATGACATTTATTATTCTCCTTTAATTATAATTAGTATTAGTCATCAAAACTTGCGCCCGATCGGAAGACTTCGAAATCAAGAGCAATAAATTCTATAGTCCTTGTTGGCTTGAGAAGCACTCTGGCGTATAGTATATTTCGATCGATTAGTTCTGAGGTTGTGGTTGTTTCATCGAGAATCAAGCGATAATCTTCCAGCCCAAATTCAGCTTTAACGCTGTCTAGAAGCGGCTTGACTCTGCTTGTGAAATTGTTCCAAGTTGTACGGACATTCGGCTCAAAGAGTATTGAGTTGGCAATTCTTGATATTTCTTTCTTAAGATATATAAGAAGCCGGCGAACATTAACACGATCAAGTGCTGTCCTGCTAGCAAGGAGCGTCTTTTGTCCGAAGATTACAACACCTTCTTGCGGGAATTCAGCTATTGGGTTAACGTTAATTTCATAAAGCTCATCTCGCTCTCTTGATGTTAGTCTCCTAGCAACTCCTGTAGCGGTTATGCCTGAAGACGAGGCTGAAAGACCGCCTCGGTTAAAGCCAGCTGGTGCGAACCATGGTGCCGTAGTACCATCAGTCGAGCCGTAAGCAGCTATGGCCGCTACAGTAGCCGGTACATAGAGCCGGACGCCAGTTGCGCCGTCCGCAATCTGGACCGAAGGGTAGTAAGCAGCTGCATATGAGGTGTTAAAACCACGACTCTTCATGCTGCTAATTGCGCTGGAAACGTTCGGTAATGTAATTCGATCGCCGCCAAGGCTAGGCTGGGTGGTTTGTTCGAACCTGGTCTTTAAATCATGTTCGATATCAATTACAGCTAGTGTATCTCTTCTATCTTCTGCCATATCGATAAGATAGTCAGTAATACCGGTAGTGTATATACCCGGTACAGCACAAACATTGTGTTCTATAACTTCGGGGTCTCTAATTGTATCAATTGCTTTTCTTAGAGAATAGTATTCATATGAGCTACCATCGTCCTTGTTTTCTAGCAGCCTGTTGGCAAAGGGCTCCGGCTCTGTGATGTCAAAGCCGTCAGTTCCACACGCCAATGGCATTGTGAAAGAGTTGATGCCGGCGGCAAGCAAGGTATCAAAATCGCTGGTTCCCCTAAGCGATATTGCTGACGCTCTAGAGCCTGAAACATATACCGGCGCTGTTGTTGAGCCGCTTATGTCATCTAGCGAGAAGATAAAGGAATATTCAGTATCTTCGGTTGAAGATGCAACATGAGCATCGGTGACGTCGCTTGAGAGCCTAACAAGATAGTCTGAATATCCATTATCCCGTCGCCCTAGGGTCCCTTCAGATTTCACGCCGTAGGCTGCCCTTGTGATTGTGGAGACCCCATCGGATCCGGATTGCCTCAGAACCATCTTCGGGAACGAAATTGATGACGTGAAATCATT